GGAAGTAGCTGTGGAACTGCTGTTGGTTGGACTAGAGCTAATCAATTAGCTTCTGGAGAGGCTTTATCTCGCTCTACTATTGCACGTATGGCTTCATTCAAAAGACATCAGCAACATAAAGATGTACCTTACTCTGAAGGGTGTGGTGGTCTTATGTGGGATGCTTGGGGTGGTTCTGCTGGGGTTAACTGGGCTATTAGCAAACTAAAAAAGATAGATAATGAGTAGGGCTACATATTGCAAATGCAAAAACACATATTGCATAAGCTGCTGTAAAGGATGCAATGCACCTGACTACTGGAAACAAGGCATAGGTAACATAACAGGCATTCCTGAGGATTATTTGATGCAAGAAAATGGAGATTTAATACTTCAAGAAAACAACAATAAAATAATATTATAATGGCAAATTTAAAGATAAGTCAATTACCAGAAACAACAGAATTAGCACTTACAGATAATTTTGCAGTTGTTAGTGGTAGTCAAACTAAAAGAGTGACATTTAGTAGTGTACAAAAAGAAATTGTAAACTACTTAGTTCCTACAAACTTAACAGTATCCGCTGGGAATAATGTTGACTTAGGGAACTCTACTTATAATCATTCAGAAGTTATAAAGCTAACTTGGTCTGGAGTTAATGGAAATATGACTTTAACTCTTCCAGATGCAACCGCAACAAACAGCGTTAATAGAATTGTTAGGTTTTTATCTGACACAACATTTGCGACTAATACAAGAGTTTATGTAACTCCAGCCTCTGGGCAAACAATAGATGGAAATACTAACTACTATGAAATAAATAAAGGGTATGAAGGCATCCAAATGTGGTCGGATGGTACAGAGTGGTTTATTATACAGAAAAAGGCTTAACTGTCTGAAAACGAAACAAACGTTAATTTAATTGTTATACTAATATAAAAATGTTTAATTTATGAAAGCAACAGAAATTTTAGGGAAGCTAAAAGATGTTTTACTTTCTACTGAAGAAGTGGTAACTGAAACTCCTGTAGAGGAGGTAAAAGAAGAGTTATCTGCTGAAGATGTAGTAGAGAACGTTGAATTAGAGTCTCAAGAAGAAGTGGTTGAAGACGTAGTTGAAGAAACTACTGAATTAGCTGAAGAAGACGAACAAGTTGTGGAAGAAGTAATAGAGGATGAAGCCCCTGTTATGGAATACGCATCTAAACAAGACTTAGAAGACCTTAAAAAAGAATTTATGGGTATCATCGAAGGTCTTATGAGAAAAGAAGAAGAATACAATAAAGAAGTACCTGCTGAGCTAAGTTCAGACGAGGTTGTAGAGGAAATCTCTCACTCACCTGAATCTGGTATTGAAAGCAAGTCTAAGTTTGTTATCGGTGGTAACAGAGCTATGACAACTAAAGACAGAGTATTCGCAAAAATGTTTAATAATTAATTATTTAATAAAAATGGCAACAACAACATCTATTACTACAACTTATGCTGGTGAGAAATTACAAGGTTTTATCTCTGCTGCATTATTATCTGCTAACACTATCGAAAATGGTGGTGTAACAGTTAAACCAAACGTTAAATTCAAAGCTGTAATCAAATCATTGGCTACAGGAACTTTAATTGCTGATGACACTTGTGATTTCACAGACAGTTCTTCAGTAACTCTTGCTGAAAGAATTTTAACACCTGAGACTTTTCAGGTAAACCTACAACTATGTAAAGACGATTTCCGTTCTGACTGGGATGCGATTTCTATGGGTTACTCAGCTTTCGATAGCTTACCTCCATCTTTCGCTGATTACTTAGTAGCACACGTTGCTTCTAAAGTAGCTGAAGAAATGGAAACTACTATCTGGAGTGGAACTAATGGAACTGCTGGACAGTTTGATGGATTCACTACTTTATTTGCTGCTGATGCATCTGTAATTGATGTAGCTGGAACTGCTGCAATTACTCCTGCTAATGTAATTGAAAAAATGGGAGACACTGTTGATTTAATTCCTTCTGCAATCTACGGAAAAGAAGACCTTAAATTATACGTTTCTAAAAATGTTATGAAGGCTTACGTTCGTGCATTAGGAGGATTTGGAGCTGCTGGATTAGGAGCTGCTGGTTCTGACAACAAAGGAACACAATGGTATGACAACGGAGCTTTATCTTTCGATGGTGTATCTGTATTTATGGCTAATGGTCTTGCTGATAACAAAATGGTAGCTGCTCAGTCTTCTAACTTATACTTCGGTACAGGTGTATTATCTGACTTAAACCAAGTTAAAGTATTAGACATGGCTGACCTTGATGGTTCTCAAAATGTTCGTGTAATTGCACGTTTCACAGGAGGAATCCAGTACGGATTTGGTTCTGAGATTGTATACTACACAGCTTAATAACTGTTTAATCTAATATAAAGGGGATGGGTGTCTTATCCCATCCCTTTTTTTGTTTAACTATAAAAATATAAAAATATGTCTTGTGATATTACAACAGGAAGAACAGAAGCGTGTAAAGAGAGTGTTGGTGGCTTAAGAAACATCTACATTGGAAATTACGTTGATGGACTTTACGCTGATGCAACAACAGCATCAAACTTAGGAACTGATGAGCAAATTACGGGTTTAACAACTGACTTAGTTGTTTACAAGTTTGAGCTTAGAGGTGACAACAATACTTTTGAGGAGACTAACGAAAACTCAAGAGATAACGGAACTTCTTTTTGGACTCAAACTGGAGCTATCGTATTAAAGAAACAAGATGCTGCTACTCAGAAAGCTCTTAAATTGCTTTCTTACGGAAGACCACACATCCTAATCGAAGATTACAATGGTAACTTTAGATTAGCTGGACTTCAAAATGGAGTAGAGGTATCTGTATCTACTGCTACTGGCGGTGCAATGGGAGACCTTAATGGATATAACTTATCTTTCGAAGGAAAAGAAAAAGACCCTGCTTACTTTGTAGACTCTGCAATAGTAGGAGCTGGACTTGACTTTGATGTAAATGCATCAGTTATCAATCCGTAATAACTAATATGTTTAATATTAAGGGGGCTATGTTTAACATAAGCCCCTTTTTTATTAAATAAAATGAAAAGCAGTGTTTGTTGTTATAATACTATGACAATAGCAGATATAAATAGTCTACCTGTAATTAGGGTTTACATTACTGGGAGAAGTTTCACTTCTTTAGCGGCTAAGATAACAAACCAAGAAACCAAGAAGGTTCACACTGTTGCAACAGGTAATATTGTTGTGGGTGCTGAGAATGCTTATGTGGACTTAACTATAACTGACTCTACTTTTCAGTCAGAGATAAACAGCAATAGCACTTTATCTGTTAATATTTATAATTCATCAGATTCCTCACCTGTTTACAGGGATATAGTTACGTTTAGAACTTCATTAGCTTCTACTTCGGATTATGTTCAGGACAACTCTGATTATGAATACATATTTGTATAATAATAATACTATGGAAGACAATAAACACATTAGAGTAGTAAACTTAGCTGCATACCAGACTCCAGTTGTAAAAGAGGAATACAACAGGGATTGGGTATCTTATGGCGAAAGCAATGACTACTTTCAGAATCTTATAGACAACTACTTAGGCTCTCCTACTAATTCAAGATGTATCAATGGTATTATTGATATGATTTACGGAAGAGGCTTAGAGGCTCTTGACCGAATGGACAAGCCTGAGATGTACTTAGAGATGAAGAAGCTACTTAACAAGAAGCAAATAAAAAGAATAGTACATGACTACAAAATGTTAGGTCAAGCTGCTATTCAGGTATCTTACAATAAAAGAAAGACTAGAATACTTAAAGTATCTCATTTCCCTATGGAAACATTGAGAGCTGAGAAAGCAAATAAAAAAGGTGGAGTAGATGCTTATTACTATCACCCAAATTGGGCTAATGTAAAGCCTTCTGACAGACCTAAGAGGATTCCTACATTTAAGAATGGAACTAAAGGTCAAACTAACGAGATATACGTTATAAAGCCTTACAGAAGCGGTTTCTATTACTATGCACCTGTTGATTACAACGGATGCTTACAATACTGTGACTTAGAGCAAGAGGTATCAAATTACCACATAAACAACATAAAGAATGGTTTACAGCCATCTTTATTAATCAACTTTAACAATGGTGTGCCACCAGAGGAAACTCAGTCTGCCATTGAGAACAAGATATACGACAAGTTCAGCGGAAGTTCAAATGCTGGTAAGTTTATCATTGCATTTAACGAGTCACAAGAGACTAAGGCTGATTTAGAGCCTATTCACTTGCCAGATGCACACGCACAGTATCAGTTCATGTCTGATGAAGCAAGAGAGAAGATAATGTTAGGGCATGGGATTGTATCTCCAATACTTTTAGGTATTAAAGACAATACAGGCTTTGGTAACAATGCAGAAGAGCTTAGAACGGCATCTATCCTTATGGATAACATTGTTATTAGACCATTTCAGGAAGAAATCATTTCTTGCTTAGATGAGATACTAGAATTTAACGGAATCTATTTAGATTTATACTTTGTTACTTTACAACCTATTGAGTTTACTGAACTAGAGAATATATCTACTAAAGTAAAGAGAGAAGAAGAGACAGGAGAGAAACTAAGCCAAAATCTAAAACAGATAGATGGCAAAGAAGTCTATGAAACAATAGAGCAAGCAGAAGCTAAGGCTTTAGAGCAAGGTTGTGAAGGATATCACGAACACATAGAGGGTGACAAAACTTGGTATATGCCTTGTAAGGCACATAGCGAGTCCCTAAGAGACTTAGGAGAAGAAATGAACGACAACCCTATAAATGAA